TTTTCTACTCTTTTAGGGAGCAGTTGCTGGCAATTCCTAATCTCGCCCTTGTGGTCATCGACCCCATCAGTTGTTTCTTTTACGCTGATATTAACAAAGACCCGGTTGCTGGATCCTTCGCCACCGCGCTGATTGCCTCATTGGCCAGCGAAACAGGCGCGGCGTTTGTCATCGCCCACCATATGCGCAAGCCGGGCAACGCCATGCCCATCAAAACCCCGGAACAGGCACGCGACGCCATTCGCGGCACCACGGCGCTTGTGGACGGCGTGCGCGCCGCCTACGCCCTGTGGCCTGCGGAAGAAAAAGAGGCACGGCAGGTTTGCCGCCAACTGGAACTGGATTTCCTGCGTGGGCGCGTCTTCTATGGCGCCGTCGTCAAGAGCAATGGTCCGGCAGATCGTAATATCCACACCTATGTGCGTGACCGTAACACAGGTCTGCTTATCGACCGCACCCCGGATCTCAAGACAAAAACGGATCAAGATGGCCATTTTCTCGAGCTGATCGTTGACAGCGTCACCGCCCTGGCGCGGGTGGGTCGTCCCCTTACCCATACGGGTGCCAATGGCATTTTCAAGCGGCGTGCTGAGCTTCCCGAAACGCTGCGTGACGTTTCCAGGCACGTTTTGGAAACGCTGGTAAGCCAGCTTTTGGATGATCAGCGCATCGTCAAGTGCCTCGCGGGTGGATCAAAGACCGTACAGTGGCTGGACGTCCCCAATGGCCCATTTGCCTTGGGTCAGGGGGTCTTTGTTGAAGGCGCAAGCCATGCTATCCGCGCCCCGCCAAGTACATAAAATGCAATCTACCGTTTCCGCGTTTCCAGATTTCCATGGAAACGCTTCACCCCGGAAAGGCTATAACACTATGAAAAACCTAGATTTTACCATTTCCATTTCCGGCGTTTCCAAAATGGCGTTGGAAACGATTAACTATATGATTTTAAAGGCGTTTCCGCGTTTCCGGAAACCTATATATTATATATATGGGTATACACTGGAAATGTATACCCATATAGCCAAATGGGTTGTGCGCCGGAAATCTTGGAAAGGGGGTATGCAATGATCTCTCCTATCATTCTTGCCCTCGACCTTGGCACCATTACGGGTTGGGCATTGCAATCAGCCAAGGGTTTAATCACCAGCGGGACAGTATCGTTTAAACCCAACCGCTTCGAAGGCGGTGGCATGCGCTACCTGCGCTTTGAACGTTGGCTGAGTGAGATCTTATTCCCATTGGACTGGATCGATGCCGTCTACTTTGAAGAAGTCCGCCGCCATCTCGGTGTCGATGCCGCCCATGCCTACGGGGGTTTCCTCGCCCACCTTACCGCTTGGTGTGAACATCATGAGATTCCCTACCAAGGCGTCCCTGTGGGCACCCTGAAGCAATTCACCACCGGAAAAGGCAATGCCCCCAAAAAGGCCATGATCAAGGCTGTACAGGCCCTCGGCCACGCCCCTGCGGACGACAACGAAGCCGATGCCCTAGCCCTGCTGCACTGGGCCATAAAACACCACAAAGGAGACCTGAACCATGCCTAAAAAGAAAAATCTCCACATCCTGCCGAGTGGGCTTTACGCCGACCTTGGCACACCGGAAATGCAGGCACGGGTGACGTTCGAGCCGATCAAGACCGATCTGGGCTACGCCAACCGCATCAAAGACCAGCGACCGATTGATAAATACTACCGCTGGTACTGCGAGGATGAGGCCAAGGACATCGCCCCCGACCGCTGCCGAGGCATCAACCACGACCAGTACCGCATCGCGGACCGCCTCTACACCCTGTTCATGCGCACCCACCGCAGCCCCGGGCAACAGTGGGAACCTCGCGTGGATCAAAGCAGCGCCAGCGATGAGGCTTGCCACCGAACATTGCAGGCCGTGCATGACTACCGCGCCCTGATGGACAGGGTGAATGCCGAATCCCAGCGCATCCTGGAAGCCATCTGCTGCGTGTGCCACAGCGTGGTGGCGTACGAAGAACAACGCGGCTGGCGCAAGGGCTACGCCATCATCCGCCTGCGGGAGGCATTGGATGAGATGAACGAGGGAGGGTGCAAACGATGACCTACGCATCTCTACGCACGGCTACGCAGGACTACTTTTGTAGCCGCACGGCTACGATACGTGCATTTTTTCTCTTGACGGTTGGTACACCAAAACCATAACCTCATAGGTAGAGTGAACAATTGGCAAATGAAAATAGACATCAAGATCCGAATCATTAAAAACACCCCAAAAAACAGGGTCCTCCCTGCCCCAAAACCTATGCGGGTGGGCTAAGCGCGCGGGTTTTTTAGCGTCAGCCAAAAACACAAGGTTGACACGCGGTTGACAACCGCCCCCTAAATGCCCGTTTTTCCCGCGTTTTCTTGTCAACCAAAACTGTCAACCAAGCCCGTTTTTGTCAACCTGGTTGACGCGGTTGGTTGACACAATCTTCATCCACAGAAATTATTCTCGGAAATCATTTTGAATGTCTTGGCTTTATGTGCCGGCGCTGGCGGGCTTGAGCTTGGCCTGCGTCTCGCCGTGCCTGATGCCCGTGCCGTTTGTTATGTCGAGGGGGAAGCCTATGTTGCCAGCCTCCTTGTTGCGCATATGGAAGCAGGACGGTTGGATCCGGCGCCTGTCTGGTCTGATGTTAGAACCTTTGACGGCCAGCCATGGCGTGGCAAAATTGATTGTATCACTGCCGGATACCCCTGCCAGCCCTTCAGCATCGCAGGGAAAAAACGCGCTGCCGATGACCCACGGCATTTGTGGCCACACGTTGCCCGCATCGCCCGTGAAATCCAACCCCAGTGGTGCTTTTTCGAGAACGTTGCCCACCATTTATCGCTGGGATTTGAACAGGTCTGCCATGACTTGGGCAATATGGGTTATGCGGTTGCGGCAGGCTTGTTTAGCGCGGAAGAAGTGGGTGCGCCGCACCGCCGCGAGCGGTTGTTTATCGTGGCCTACCGTGCGCGTGTCATCGGCGAACGGGCCGTCATCGCGGGAGATTGCAGCGGGCAACCCGAAACAGCGGCTGGAAGTGGATGTGGTGCATTGGATGCAGAATCTCTGGCCGACCCCACGGGCGCAGGAGCCAGGCAGCACCAGCGACAATTACAGCATGGGGTTGGCCGAAACGACAAAAGTTTGGCCAACCATCACGGCGCAGGATGCGAAGAACAATGCGGGGGCGAGCCAGTTTCAGCGCAACACCAAGCCGCTGAATGTGGAGGCGGCCTTACACTGTTCCCGCCCCACCCCGACGGCGACTGGAGTAGCGTCCCAGCCCACCTTAAACCCAGCGTTCACCGAATGGCTGATGGGCTGGCCCATCGGGTGGACCGCATCCGCGCCTGCGGTAACGGGGTGGTACCGCTGGCAGCAGCATATGCGTGGCGCACTCTCCGCGCTTGTTTCGATCAGGACTGACTATGAACGACTTGCACATCCAGCAGTATCCCCTTGAACGCTTGATCCCCTACGCCCGCAATGCGCGGACACACGCGGATGAACAGATCAGCCAGATTGCGGGCAGCATTGCGGAGTTCGGCTTTGTGAACCCGATTCTTATCGGGGATGACAACGTCATCATCGCTGGGCATGGGCGCTTGATGGCTGCGCAGCGATTGGGCTTGCCGACAGTGCCAGTGATTATGCTGGCGCATCTCAGTGAAACCCAGCGGCGGGCACTGGTCATTGCCGATAACAAAATCGCCGAAAACGCAGGCTGGGACGAAGAGATGCTCCGCATTGAGTTGCAAGCCCTTCGGGAAGCGGATTTTGATCTGGACATTACGGGGTTTGATTTTGAGGATATCGACAGGCTTCTGAACGGTGAATCGGCTGAAAACCAACCTCTTACCGACGATGACGCCGCCCCTGAAGTTCAAGAAAACCCGATATCGCAGCCCGGTGACCTGTGGTTGCTCGGTGATCACCGTGTGCTTTGCGGCTCGGCCACGGTGTTGGCGGATCTGGAAAAGGTTATGAACGGCCAACTGGCCGACATGGTCTTTACCGATCCGCCCTACAACGTGGATTATGGCAATACGGCAAAAGATAAAATCCGGGCCAAAGGCGGCAAAAAAGCGGGCCGCACCATCATGAACGATAACCTCGGTGAGGGATTCGAGCAGTTTTTGTACGATGCCTGCGTCAATTTTCTCTTGGTCTGCAAGGGTGCGGTGTATGTGTGCATGAGTTCCAGCGAGCTGGACACGCTGCAATCTGCCTTTCGCAAGGCAGGCGGCAAATGGTCAACCTTCGTCATCTGGGCGAAAAATACCTTCACGCTGGGACGCTCTGATTACCAGCGGCAGTATGAGCCGATTTTGTATGGCTGGAAGGAAGGCGCAGAGCATTTCTGGTGCGGCGCACGCGATCAAGGCGACGTCTGGTTTTTTAACAAACCCCAGAAAAACGATCTGCACCCCACCATGAAGCCGGTGGAACTGGTGGAACGGGCGGTGCGTAATTCCAGCAAGACGCGTGACATCGTGCTCGATCCGTTCGGCGGTTCTGGTTCTACCCTTATCGCTTGTGAAAAAACCGGGCGGCAGTCGCGGCTGATTGAACTTGATCCCCGCTATGTCGACGTGATTGTGAAGCGGTGGCAGGATTTTACGGGGAAAACGGCGATCCGCGAAGACGGAACGCCGTTTTCTTCCGGGTCACTTTAGGCTTGGGCTTGGGCTTCAGCTTCGGCTTCAGATTCATCTTCAGATTCGGCTTCTTCAGCTTGCGCTTCGGCGAGGTCCCCTGCATCTTCTTTCTGCATTGCAGAGTTTTGGGTTTGCAGAGCATAAAAACGCACCCCCTCACGTTTCTCAGAAACGATCGTCAAACCACGTTTTTTCTTGATAAATCCGCTGATGAACCCCCGTACGCTGTGCGCCTGCCAGCCCGTCGCATCCATGAGTTGACCAAGGTTAGCCCCCTCGGGTTGGCCCAGTAAATCCAGAAAAATGGCCTGTTTGCTTGGGATTTTGGAAGAGTGTGTCATAAAAAGCTCCTGATTAAGGTGAACAAAATAAGCGGTGTCCGCTTGGGATCCACCAAGGCTTCGTTTTTACGGCTTATCAAGTCATAAAAACATTTATTTTCAAGTGTGTAATCGTTATTTCTCTTGAGATCCGCCTGTCGTTACGCTAAAAAACAAAATGCCATTAGTGCATTGTTTTTAATGTAAAAAATAGGATTATGGATGGAAGATCAAGAGCGCGCCTTAAGTGGGATCATCGGGCAAAAAATCAAACATCGGCGAAGGGCTATTCGTTTGACCCAAAAGGATCTTGGGCACCATTTGGGCATCACGTTTCAACAACTGCAAAAAATTGAGCGGGGTGTGAACCGCATTTCGGCGGCCCGCCTGATGTTGCTGGCCCCTTTGTTACAGGTGGGCATGGATTATTTTTGGGAACCGCTGCCGGATGCCGTCCACCTCACCGAGATTGAACAGGAACTTATCGCAATGTTTCGTACCTTATCTCTTCATGAGCAACACCACGTTCTGGCAGCCATCCCCGTCATCGCCGCAAAAAATACTTCTTAAAAACAATGATCCTTACCCCGTCTGAATGGGCACGGCAAAAAGGATTCTCACGGCAATATGCCGCCAAGCTGATCAAACAAGGCACGATTCGTCTCGCCAATGGCAAGGTGGATACGGTGCAGGCGGAAGCGGCGCTGGCTGCCCTGCGGGAACCACTGCGGCAAGTTTCCAGCGATGAATTAGTGGATGGTGGTGGCCAAAGCCTCTCAACCTTGCTGCTCAAATCCCGCATCAAAACCGAGGTTGAGCGCGGGCGGCTGCTGGAAGCCAAGGCCAAAGCAGAAACCGGCAAGCTGGTGAGCGCCGATGAGGTCAAAATCGCCGCCTTCCGCCGCGCCCGAATCGTGCGGGACGGGATGCTGAACCTGCCGGATCGACTGGCGGCAATACTCGCCACCGAACATGACGCCACCAAAGTACACACTCTGATGACCACTGAAATCCGTACTATCTTGGTGGAATTATCTGATGCCGACAACGGCTGAAGTTTACAACGCCGCCTTCAGCGATGGTCTGCGGCCCGATCCGCTGCTGACGGTGTCGCAGTGGGCGGATCAGTACCGCATGCTGTCGCAAACCGCTTCCGCCGAGCCGGGGCGTTGGCGCACTGACCGCACACCGTATCTGCGGGAAATCATGGACTGCCTGTCACCCTCCAGCGGGGTTGAGAAGGTGGTATTCATGAAAGGTGCCCAGGTGGGCGGCACGGAAGCGGGCAACAACTGGATCGGGTATGTTATCGACCAAGCGCCAGGGCCGATGCTGGTGGTGCTGCCCACCGTCGAAATGGGCAAGCGCTGGAGCAAGGGACGCTTTGCACCACTGATCGACGACACACCTGCCATTCGCGCCAAGGTCAAAGACCCGCGTTCCCGCGATGCGGGTAACACGGTGCAATCGAAAGAATTCCCTGGCGGGATCGTCGTCATTACCGGAGCCAACAGCGCCGTGGGACTGCGCTCCATGCCGGTGCGGTATCTGTTCATGGACGAGATCGACGGCTACCCCGGCGATGCAGACGGTGAAGGTGATCCGGTTTCGCTGGCGGTCCAGCGCACCGCGACCTTTGCGCGACGAAAAATATTAGAGGTTTCTACACCGACCGTCAGCGGCCTCAGCCGCATTGAAAAGGAATTTGAATCCTCGGATCAGCGCTTCTTTCATGTGCCGTGCCCTGTTTGTGGGCATATGCAGGTGCTGAAATGGGCGCAATTGCGCTGGCAGGACAATGACCCATCAACAGTGCGTTACCACTGTGAAGCGTGCGAAACGCCGATTCCCAACCACGGCAAAAGCCGGATGTTGGAGGGCGGCGAATGGCGCAGCACCGCCGTGGGTGATGGAAAAACACGCGGGTATCACCTGTCATCGCTCTACAGCCCGGTCGGCTGGTTTTCGTGGGAACAGGCGGTGCGGGGTTTTCTGAAAGCCAAGAACGATGAAGCACAACTGAAAGTCTGGGTGAACACCGTTCTGGGGGAAACTTGGGTGGATCGCGGCGAAGCGCCCGACTGGCAGCGACTGTATGAACGTCGGGAGAATTACCCTCTTGGGATTATCCCCCCATCTGGCCTGCTGCTCACCGCCGGTGCCGATGTTCAAAAAGACCGCATCGAGGTTGAGGTTGTTGCTTGGGGCAAGGGTAAGGAAAGCTGGTCGGTGGATTACCGTGTTTTGTACGGCGATCCTTCCCAGGAGGCTGTCTGGCAGCAATTGCAAACGCTGCTGACCGAACCCTTCCGCCATGCCAGTGGCGTTGATCTAATGATCCGCGCCCTGGCGGTGGATACGGGCTTTGCCACCCAGGATGTCTACGCGTGGTGCCGCCGGCAGGAAACCGGCCGCGTGCTGGCGGTGAAGGGCGTGGAACGGGCCATTGCGCCGGTGGGAGCCCCCACGGCGGTAGACGTAAACCTTGGCGGCAAACGCCTGCGGCGGGGCATCAAAGTCTGGCCGGTGGGCGTCTCGCTGCTGAAATCCGAACTCTATCAGTGGCTGAAGCTCCAGTGCGGTGAAGACGGACAGTTTCCCGCTGGATACTGCCACTTTCCGCAGTATGAAGCCGAATACTTCAAACAGCTGACCGCCGAACAGCTGGTGACCAAAACCGTCAAGGGCTACCCCAAACGCGAGTGGCAAAAACTGCGGGAACGAAACGAGGCCCTCGATTGCCGGATTTACGCCCGCGCTGCCGCCATTACCCTTGGCATCGAGCGCTTCACCGACCGCCATTGGCAGAATCTGGAAGCGCAACTGATACCTGCCGAGCGCCGTGCCATTGAACCTGTGACAACAAACAAACCTGGGCGCCCCCGCGTAACGCGGTCGCGCTGGATGACCTGATATGGCCTACATCGAACAAGACCTGACCGACATCGAAACCGCCATCCGCAAGCTGCAAAGCGGTGAGCGGGTGGCGTCCGTTGCCTACGACGGCAAAACCGTGAGCTACAGCCAAGTGCAGTTGGGTGAGCTGATTTCCCTACGGGATCGGATGCGGCAAGAGGTTAAGGCGGTGTCTGGCACCCGGACACGGCAAATCCGAGTCTTTACCAGCAAAGGTGTGGAATGAGCATTTTTGGCTGGTTGAAACGTCCTAAAGCCAAGGCTTTGGGCTACGATGCGGCGGGCACGGGCAGAAGGCTGCAGACATGGGTGCCGACTACCAATTCCGCCAATGCCATTTTGTTTCAGGATGCGGCGTTGTTGCGTTCACGCAGTCGAGATATGGCGCGGAAAAACGCCTACGCCGCCAACGGCATTGAGGCGATTGTGGCCAATGCTGTCGGCACCGGCATTAAGCCGCAATCCAAAACAGCAGATGCAGACATCCGCAAAACCATTCAGGAACGCTGGTTGGAATGGACGGATGAAGCCGATAGTTCTGGATTGACAGACTTTTACGGTCTGCAGGCACTGATCTGCCGCGCCATGGTGGAAGGCGGCGAATGCTTCGTGCGCCTGCGGGTGCGTCGCCCAGAAGATGGGCTATCGGTGCCGCTGCAACTGCAAACGCTGGAAGCGGAACACTTGGATGCCAGCAACAACAAGCCACTGGCAAACGGCAATTTTATCAGGGGCGGCATTGAGTTTAACCGCCTTGGGCAGCGCGTGGCGTATCATTTGTACCGCGAACACCCCGGCGATGAGATGTTGTTCGGCACGGCCAAGGAAACGGTGCGCGTGCCCGCCGAGGAAGTGCTGCATATCTTCAAGCCGCAACGCCCAGGACAGATTCGCGGCGAACCTTGGCTGGGGCGGGTGTTGCTGAAGCTCTATGAGCTGGATCAATACGATGATGCTGAACTGGTGCGCAAGAAAACCGCCGCCATGTTCGCCGGCTTCATTACCAAAAACGATCCCGACACGCCGTTCATGGGGGAAGGCACCCCTGATGATAAAGGCGCGGCGCAGGCGGGCTTGGAACCCGGCACGCTGCAACTGCTGGAGCCGGGCGAGGATGTGAAATTCTCTGAACCCGGCGACGTTGGCGGCAGTTACGAGGCGTTCTTCCGCCAGCAACTGCGCATGATTGCTGTCGGGCTGGGGATTACCTACGAACAGCTCACCTCCGATCTGACCGGCGTCAACTATTCCAGTATTCGCGCCGGTCTCATCGAATTTCGTCGCCGCTGCACGATGCTGCAACATCAGGTGCTGGTGTATCAACTGTGCCGCCCCGTTTGGCAGCGATGGCTGGAACTGGCGGTGTTGGCGGGCGCTTTACCTATCCGTATTGGTGACTTTCAGAAAAACCGCCGTGCCTATCTTGCCGCAAAATGGATTCCCCAAGGCTGGGATTGGGTTGATCCGCTCAAAGACCAACAGGCCGAGCAACTCGCCGTGCGCAACGGCTTCAAGAGTCGTTCCGAAGTGGTGTCCGAACTTGGCTATGACGCTGAAGAGATCGATGCGGAAATCGCTGCTGATAATGAGCGTGCCGACAACCTCGGCCTGATTTTAGACAGTGACCCACGCAAGGTCGCCAAAACCGGCGTGGCACAGGCTGGGGCGCAGGGTTTAGGGGGTAGGTTGGAGGGTGGAGAAACATGACAACATTACACGGCAGCTATTGGCTCAATAAACCCTTGTTGCTGGCGCCGCACGCGCTGCATCAACTGCAACATCCTTTTGCTAAAACCTCCACCCTAACCCCTAAAACCTCGCATCAGCGCATTGCCGTGGTGCCCGTGCTGGGGCCAATGGTTAAACGCGGCTCGTTCCTCGATGCACTGTTCGGCTTTGGAAATTATGAAGACGTGCAGGCACGATTCGATTCCGCCCTCAATGATCCATCGGTAGATGCCATTCTGCTGGAAATTGACAGCCCCGGCGGTGAAGCGGCAGGCGCGTTTGATCTGGCCGACCGTATTTTTGCCGCCCGTGGCAGCAAACCCGTCTGGGCAATGGCCAATGACAGCGCGTTTTCTGCCGCCTATGCCATTGGCAGTGCCGCCGATAAACTGTTCCTCACCCGCACGGGCGGTGTGGGTAGTATCGGCGTGCTGGCCGCCCATGTGGATCAGTCTGGCTATGACGAAAAGCAGGGCGTGAAGGTCACAACGCTGTTTGCGGGCAGCCGTAAAAACGATTTTAACGCCCATGAACCCTTAAGCGAAGACGCCGCTGGCTTCCTGCAAGTCGAGGTCAACCGCCTGTACGGCTTGTTTGTCGATACCGTATCCCGCAACCGCAGCCTTTCCAGCGATGCTATCCGCGCCACCGAAGCTGGTCTGTTTTTTGGCGAGGATGCCGTGAAAGCGGGTCTTGCCGATGGTGTTGGCACTTTTGAAAGCACACTCCAAGCCCTTGCCTCGACCCTAACCCCAACCACCAAAAGAAAGGAAACCCGTATGCTTGATGAAAAACCACCGATTGATCTGGAGGCTATCCGAAAAGAAGCCGCCGAAGCCCTGAAAACCCAGCATCTGGAAATCATCCACGCCTGCCGTTTGGCTGGCAAGCCCGATAAGGCGGCTGATTTTATTGAGCAGGGCGCATCGCTGGATGTTGCCCGCAGGGCACTCCTCGAGATGGCCGCGCAACAGGCGGAAATCCAATCCCAAATCCAGCCTGCCAGCGGCACCGATGCGCCAAACCCCATGCTGGCCGAAGCGCAGAAACGCGCCGCCCAAGCCAAACACTAAGGAGCCCCCATCATGCCTGCTTTAAACGAATCGAATTATCTCGGCGATTTCCTGAAATACGAAGCGCCGAACCTGTTTTCTAGGGAAAACGCAGTGATCGGCACAGGGGCCAACTTAACCCTGGGGGCTGTTCTGGGACGCATCACGGCAACGGGGAAGTATGTTCTGCTCGCCCCGGCCGCCGTGGATGGCAGCCAGACGGCGGCGGCGATTTTGCTGGCGGATGCCGCTGCGGCTACAGCGGATGTTAAGGGCCTCATTCTCGCCCGCCATGGCATTGTCGCCGATCACGGCCTTGTTTGGCCAGGCAGTGCCACACTGGCGCAAAAAAATACGGCCATTTCACAACTGGAAACCAAGGGCATTCTTGTCCGTAAAGGAGTGTGAGGAAGGTTTTAGGGTGTAGGGTTTAGGGGGTAGAAAGTTTGAGGCGCAGTGTGTGCAGCATTTTTTGTACCTCTTCAATCAGCAGAAACAATTTTGTGCAATTTTCGCGCTCTGCATACCGCAACCGCAGGCAGATCAACATCTGCGTTTCCACTTCGGCCAACGATCCGATAGCGATGGAAAGAAACCGAACATAGTCCTTATCCCCTGTTCTTGAATGGCCTTCCGCGATGTTGGAGGGCACCGAAACAACCGCTCGGCGCAGCTGCACCACCAAGCCAAATTTCTCCTCGGCAGGAAACCGTGATGTCAGACGATACACATCCTCCACCAAATCCATGGATTTTTGCCAAACAATCAAGTCTTTGTAATTTTTAATCATCACTACACCCTACACCCTAAAACCTCCAACCTCAAGGAATCACCATGCAAAACCCGTTTCAAAACCCCGCCTTCAGCATGACCAGCCTGACGTCGGCCATCAATATCTTGCCCAATACCTACGGGCGCTTGGAACAATTGAACCTGATGCCCCCCAATCCGGTGCGGTTTCGGGCCATTACCGTTGAAGAGCAGAATGGCGTTTTAAACCTGCTGCCCACGGCGGTGCTGGGATCCCCTGGGACGCTGGGCAAGCGCGGCAAACGCACCGTGCGCTCGTTCACCGTGCCCCACATTCCCCATGACGATGTGGTGTTGCCCGAAGAAATTCAGGGCATCCGCGCCTTTGGGTCGGAAGACACCACCCGCGCCTATGCGGATGTCTTGGCCACGCATTTGCAGAATATGCGCAACAAGCATGCCATCACGCTGGAGTATCTCCGCATGGGCGCTCTTAAAGGCGTGATTCTCGATGCGGATAGCTCGACGCTGTTTGACCTTTACACGGAGTTTGGCATCACCGCTAAATCCGTCAACTTTCAGCTGGGCACGGCGACCACGGACGTCAAAAAGAAATGCCTTGAGGTCATTCGCCACGTCGAGGACAATCTGAAAGGCGAGGTCATGACCCGCGTCCATGCCTTGGTAAGCGCGGAGTTTTTCGATGCCCTGACCAGTCATCCGTTGGTCAAAGAAGCCTATCAACGCTGGCAGGACGGCGCGGCGTTGCGGGACGATATGCGCTCTGGGTTCCCTTTCGGCGGCATGATGTTTGAGGAGTATCGCGGCGTAGCCACCGATGCCGACGGCAACGTGCGGCGGTTTATTGCCGCGAACGAGGGGCATTGTTTCCCCATCGGCACGCTGGGGACGTTCACCACGTATTTCGCGCCGGCTGATTTTAATGAGACGGCCAACACCCTGGGGCAACCGCTCTACGCTAAACAGGAACCCCGCAAGTTTGAACGCGGGACGGATCTGCACACCCAGAGCAATCCCCTGCCCATGTGTTTGCGTCCCGCCGTTTTGGTCAAATTGACGAACACGTAAAACCATGCCTGACCTTATCAAAACCCCCTTGGCAGGACCCAATGTTGAGCCCCTGCCGTTTATCCAGCCAAATTCAGCGGCGGATGTGACGTTGACGCTAACGGCGACATCAGCACAAACCGCCGCGTTGACGGCAGTCTTGGTGCGGGTGGTGGCGACGGTGGCCTGTCATTTGGCCATTGGTACCAATCCCACCGCCACCACCAACAATCTGTACCTGCCCGCGAACCTGCCGGAATACTTTTTGATCGACAGCGGCCAGAAGATTGCGGCGGTCAAAGCCGCCGCGTCTTTGGATGGGCAATTGTTCATCACCCCCGCGTTGCTGGCCACCCAATGAGTGCTTTTCAGGAGATGATCGATGCCTTATTTTCTAATTCTTCTCTGGCTCAAGATATCGTGTATACGCCTGTGGCGGGCACTGCGCGGACGATTCGGGCGGTGATTCAATCCCCTGACCGCATTGTGGATGTGCGCGAAATGGCCATTCACACCCCCACGCTGGTGGTGGATGTGCGGGTGTCGGATGTTCCTGACCCTAATCAAGGTGATACTCTGACCATCGACACGTTTTTGTACGTTGTGCAGGGCGAGCCGGTGCGCGATACGGAAAACCTTGTCTGGACATTGGATTGTTATCGCCAATGAGGATTACCGCCGCGATCCAAGGCTCGCTGACCGAAACCATGGCCGCCGAAGTGCGGGCAGCGGAAACCGCCGTCACGGCGGGGGTAAAACAGGCCACCGATGGCTTGAAAGGGGCCATGCGGCGGCAGGTAACCTCAGCGGGACTTGGCCAGCGGCTGGCGAATACATGGCGGGGGAAGGTCTATCCGCAGGGGCAAGTGAGCCTCAAGGCGGCGGGTTTGGTGTATACCAACGCGCCAGAAATCATGATGGGCCTCGAAACCGCCACAACAATACGCGGCAAAGACGGCCTGTGGCTAGCGATTCCCACGCCCAACGCCCCCAAGCGCGGTATGGGCGGCAAACGCATCACGCCCAGCAATTTTCCTGAACAAAGCCTTGGGCGACTGCGGTTTGTGTACCGTCCCAGCGGCGTATCCTTGCTGGTGGTGGACAACGTGCGCACCACCGCACGCGGCATTCGATCCGCCAGCGATAAGCAGAAAGCATCGGGGCGCGGGTTAAGCACTGCCGTGATGTTCTGGCTGGTGCGCCAAGTACGAACCAAGAAACGCATTGATCTGAAACGTGAAGCGGAAACCTGGCAGAACCGCTTGCCTGCGTTGATTGTGAACAACTGGAAAGACCCCAAATGAGCAGCATTCGTGAAACCGCTTTGCAAGCTCTGTTTACCCTGTTGCAGGGTGTGGCGGGCGTGACCGTGAAACGTGGGGAAATTCTGCCCGTTAAAATTCCCGATAATGGCCTGATCATCCTGTTTGATGGCGAGGTGACCTTGGCGGAAACGCTGCTCTCGCCGCTGCGTTACCTGATTCAGCACCGCGCTGAAGTGCAGGTGGCGGTACAGAAACCATCGACCAGTGCCAGAAATGCTCTCCTTGATGGGATTTTAACGGCAATCGCCACCGCGTTCACCGCCAACCCGACCCTTTCCGGCACTGTCGATGTCGCTGTGTTGGAAGCCCCGCAAGTAACCGACGAACCCATCGAAGGGGCCTCTGGCCTGAAGATCGCCAGCATTCCCGTGCTGCTGGAATACATCGCAAACACCCCGATTTCGTAAGGAGAAAACCCCATGGCCCGTGCTTACGGCTGGAACGCCCAACTTTTGCTTGCTTTTGAATCCGCCTACGGCACGCCGCCCGTGTCCGGTTTCAAGAAAATGCCCTTTGTCAGTCGGGATATCAGCGCCCAGCAGGGGCTGATTGCCAGTAACGTCATTGGTTTAGGGCGTGACCCGACCCAGCCGTATCAGGACGCCATTAATGTGGATGGCGATATTGTGGTGCCGGTGGATCTGCGCAACATCGGCCAGTGGCTGAAAGCCCTTCTCGGCACCCCCACCACCACGGGCAGCACCGCCCCATACAGCCATGCCTTCAAATCAGGGGCGACCAGCCTGCCCAGCCTGTCGTTGGAGACGGGACTGCCCCAAATCCCCGCTTTTTTCATGGTGGCCGGCGTGCGTGTCAATTCCATGGCGTTCAATTTTACCCGCTCGGGCGAAGCCATCGCCACCATCAACTGCATCGGTCAGGGCGAAACGCGGAATGCGACCACCCAAGGCGGCACGCCAACCCAGGCCAATTACACCCGCTTTTCCCAGTTTCAGGGGGCGATTAAACAAGGCGGTTCAGCCTTGGCGAACGTCACGTCCGCCTCCGTCACCTATAGTAACAACCTCGAGAAAATCGAAACCATCCGCAGCGACGGCAAGCTGGACGGCGTCGATCCTGGCATCGCCGCGCTCACAGGGTCCGTGGCGGTGCGCTACGCCGATAACACGCTGATTGACCTTGCCAGCGCAGGCACGGCGGTGGACTTGGAGTTTTCCTACACCATTGATGCCAACAATAAGCTGATCATCCTGTGCCACGAGGTGTACCTGCCCAAACCCAAAATTGGCATCCAAGGCCCCGGCGGTGTGGAAGCCTCCTACGATTTCCAAGGGGCTAGAAACACAGCGGCCAACGCCATGGTGACTGTCACCTTGGTGAATGATGTGGCCAGTTATTGATTCATCTTTCACATTAAAAAACAGGAAAAAATCCATGTTATCACTTAAAATCCCCACAGAACCCTATTGGATTGATTTAAAACTGGGTGTGCGTGTGCAGGTGCGCCCGTTCACCAGCGCGGTGTTTTATGCGGCGCAATCGGTGGCGCGACAAAAGCTGGGCGATACCCCATCAGAAAATACCGCCCTTGAGGAAGGCCGCCGCATCGCTGCCTTCACCACGGCGCTGGCGAAAGTGGGCATTCTGGCGTGGGAGGGGGTGCTGCTCCCCGATTCCGAAGAGCCCGCCCCCGTCAATAACCAAACCGTGGCCGATTTGATGAGTTTCTGGACACTGGCCGATGAGTTTCGCACCCAGTATACGGGGTTAAAGGAGCTTCTCGACGCCGAAAAAAAGCCCTGTTTGAGCGCTGCCAATGGCATTTTGGCGGCGGCGCCCGTTACTGCGCCGGATGCGCTGAACAGCGACTCCCCTGTGCAAGTGAGCTAACCAAGGATTGCCCTTACCAGCGCTACGAACCCCAGACGCTGGAGGGCTGGCAGGCGTGGGATACAGGGGTCAGGTTACAGGTGACGGGTGACAGGTCACTGAGTGTGGCCTTGAATCTTGCGGAAGCCCTCGGCTACGACCTGCCCATTCTCGCAGAACTGTTACCCTTTGTTCTCGCCAACTTTCATCCCGCTGACCCGTCACCTGTCACCTGATTCCTGTCACCTGCCATGGCCACCCGAAATCTCTCCATCCGCCTTGCCACCGAAAATGGCAAAGTCGTCGCGCGGGAGTTGCAGGATATTGGCCGTACCGGCGAACAAGCCCTAAAGCGGATTGAACAGGCCAGTATCCCAGCATCGAACCAGCTGCAGGCCCTCAATTCGGTTGTGGGTGGTCTGAAGCGTGTCTTTGTGGCTGGGGCTGCCTTGGCGGCGGGCAACCAGATTTTTGACAGCATCAACCGCGCCGTCATAAAAACGGCGGAGCTGGGCGATTTGGCCCAGAGCATCGGCATCAATGTCGAGCGGCTTCAGGAATTGCGCTACGCCGCCGAACAAAGCGGGGCATCGGCGGAATTGCTGGATGATGGCATCCGTAAACTCAACCAGCGCCTCGGGGATGTCGCAACCGATGGCACGGGTGCGGCGGCGGGGGCGTTTGAGCGATTACAGATTGCGGCCCTGAATACTGACGGCACCATCCGCAACGCCGGCGATGTGTTCGATGAGTTTGTTCGCAAACTCGAAAGTGTAGGTTCTGAGGCTGAAAAGGCCGCCTTGGCCTCGGATCTGTTCGGCAAACAGGCAGGGCCGCGTCTGGTGCAATTTCTCTCCGAAGGCGAGGCCGGCATTGCCAGCCTTTCCAAGGAAGCCCGTGCGTTCGGCCTCGTGATGGGCGAGGATCTGGTCAAACAAACCCAAGCCCTTGAAGATGAATGGAATCGCTTCACCCAGCAGGTAGATACCACCTACAAAACGGTTATCCTACGCACCGTCAATGGTCTGCGGGGATTGTTCAGCGATCCCTCGCTGGAAGAGCAGTTTCGGGATTTAACCGCACGATTGCAACGGGCAACGGCGGATTTGAACGCCTCGCAGCAACTGAACAATGATAGCGATGGCCTGCTGGGTGGGCGCCGCATCGTCCAAGCCCGCGAAGAGGTGAACCGTATCAAAGCGGAACTAGATGTTGTACAGCGGCAGATCCTCGAAAACGCCGCTACCGAAGCCGCCAAACAGCGCAAAAAAGAGGAAGCTCAAAAGGCCTACGAAGCCGCCCGTAAGCAACAGGATACAGGCGAAGTCATCGATACCCTGCAGCGCGAACAGCAGCAGATTGAACAATTAAACGCGGCGATGATCCAAGGCGCAGACGCCGTGGCGCGGGTGAAGGGAGAACAGGCCGCCGAAACACAGATTCGCAAGCTGGGGATCGATGCCAAAAGCGCGGAAGCCCAGAAAATCCGGGAACTGGCCGTGGCCAATGCCGCGTTAGAACAGGCGGGCAGAGAACAGGCCGAAGCCCAAAAAAGCACCGTGGATGCCCGTGCCAGCGTCATCCGTTCCTTGGAAGATGAACGGCAGGCGTTGCAACTCAACGAACGCCAGCAGTTTATTTTAACGGCGGAACGCCGGCTTTCCAGCGAAGCCACTGCCACCCAACGCGAACGGGTGCGGGAACTGGCAGGGGCGCTCTACGATGAAAAAACCGCGCTGGAAGCCACCAAAAAAGCGCAGGAAGATTATGCAAAAAACCAAGAGATTCTGGCACGATTAGAGGCCGATCGTTCTGCTGTCGGCAAATCGGATAAGGAAAAATTCACGGATCAAGCCGTGGAGAGGCTCTCCCCAGATGCCACCGATGACCAAAAAGCCAAAGCCCAGGAGCTGGCGGCGAAACTCTACGAAGAACAACAAGCCGCCGATGCCGCCCGGCAGGTGTTCGAAGCCACCCGCACCGATGCGGAAAAATACGGCGCTGAAATCGCCAAACTGAACGACCTACTGGCCAAAGGGGCCATTGACCAAGACACCTATAACCGCGCTGTCGCTCAGGCGAAGGAGACATTTCATCAAGCCGAAGATGGCGTAGACGGTTTTGCCACGGGCGCGAAACGGGCCTTGGAAGACTACGCCAAATCCGCCACCGACGTGGCCGGACAGGTGCAGGACGCCATGAGCCGCAGCCTGCAGGGGCTTGAGGATTCGCTGGTAGATTTCGTCACCACGGGAAAACTCAACGTTCAAGACCTTGCCAATAGCATTCTACGGGATCTGGCCCGGATTGCCGTTCGCCAAGCCATCACCGCACCGCTGGCACAGGGGATTTTGGGTGCGGGCATCTTTCACGAAGGTGGAACCGTTGGCGCGGGCGCACCGTCACGCGCTGTCTCGCCGATGCTGTTTGCCACGGCTCCCCGCTACCACAGTGGCGGCATTGCGGGGCTGATGCCTGATGAAGTGCCCGCTATTCTGCAACGGGGCGAAATTGTTATTCCTAAGGGAGGTTTTAGGGGCGAGGGTGGAGGGGGTAGTGATGACCCACCCCCTAAAACCTCCACCCTACAACCTATCACGGTCAACATGACCGTGATGACCCGCGACGCCGAATCCTTCCGTCAAAGTCGGGGGCAGATTATGGGGGATCTTGCCGTGTCTCTGGCGCGGCACAAGGGGAGAAATACATGAGTGGTTTCCACGAAGTCCGCTTTCCCGATGCCATTGCATATGGCGCAACGGGTGGCCCCGAATACCTCACCGACATTGTCATCCTGCAATCGGGCTTTGAGCAGCGCAATCAGAGCTGGGACAGTGCCCGGGCGCGGTATGATGTCTCGACCGGCATCAAAAATCGCACCCAAGCCACAGAAGTCATCAGCTTTTTCCGCGCCCGCAAAGGGCGGGCTTACGGCTTTCGCTTCAAGGACTGGAGCGATTATCGCGTCATAGGACAGCTGATTGGCACCGGTAACGGCACGCAAACCGCCTTTCAGCTGACCAAAACCTACACCAGCGGCGGTGAAAACGAGACCCGCCCTCTGAAAAAGCCCGTCTCGGGCACGGTGAAGATTTACAAAGATAGCATCCTGCAAGCGTCCGGCGTTGCCGTGGATCACACGACAGGGGTGGTAACGTTTACCACCGCCCCGGCTGCCGGCGTTCTGATCACGGCGGATGCTGAGTTTGACGTGCCCGTGCGCTTCGACACCGACCGCCTCGCTATCCGCATCCAGTCCCACGAATTGTTCGTCTGGGATCAGATTCCCCTTATTGAGATTCGCTTGTGATTCCGGCTTCAACTACCCTGAAAACCCACCTCGCCAGCGAGGTCACCACCCTTGCGCTGTGCTGGAAGGTGACGCGCAAGGACGGTGTAGCGTCGGGCTTTACCTCGTTCAGCCGTGATCTGGTGGTGGAGAGCGTTACTTACAAAGCCTCCACGGGCTTTACCCCCACCGCCATTGAAACCAGCGCCGGGCTGGCGGTGGATCAGTTGGAGGTCGAGGCCATCCTCAATGACACCAGCATCACCGAGGCGGATTTGCAGGCGGGAAAATACGATTACGCCGCCATTGAGGTTTTTCTGGTCAACTACCAAGACCTTAGCCAAGGTAAGCTGGTGTTGCGCGTGGGCACACTGGGGGAAGTCACGGTGCGCAAGGGCGTGTTCGTGGCGGAGATTCGCGGGTTATCGCAGGCTTTTCAACGCCAGATCGGCGAACTCTATTCTCCCACCTGCCGCGTCAAACGTTTGGGCGATGCCCGCTGCAAGATCGACCTTGCGCCGTACACCCATACATTAACGGTATCAGCGGTGACCGATCAGCGCACCTTTGCCCACACCACCAACCTGAAGTCGGACGGATATTTTCAGATGGGGCTGGTGGAATGGCTAACGGGTGCAAACGCAGGGCTTGAGATTGAGGTTAAAACCTACACCAGCGGCGTGTTCACGCTGGTGCAGCCCATGCCCTATGCCATTGCGGCGGGCAACACCTTCAAAGCTATTCGCGGCTGTGATCGTACATTTGAAACTTGCCGCACGGTGTTTAACAACGTGCTCAACTTTCGCGGCGAGCCCCATTTGCCCGGCATTGACCAGATTCTGAAACTGCCATGAACCGCGCTGATATTGTGATTGAAGCCCGTTCGTGGCTGGGCACGCCGTATCATCATCAGGCCGCGCTGAAAGGCGTAGGCTGTGACTGTATCGGTTTACTGCGCGGGATTTATGAGGCGTTTCTCACGCCGCTGAAAGTAGACATCAACTACTCGCCGCACTGGCATTTCCACCGTGCGGAAGAGGTGCTCTACGCCCACGTCTGCCAGTACGCCGAAGAAATCCCGTTGGAATCGGCCAGCATTGGCGATGTGCTGTTGTTCGGCTTTGGCACGGGGCCAGCGGCGCACGCAGGCATCATCGCCAGTACGGACACCATTATCCATGCCTATGCTGAAATCGGCAAGGTGGCGGAAACGCGGCTTTCTAACAAATGGCTGGCCCGCCGCCGTTTTGCCTTTCGTTTTCCAGGGCTTGAGGACTGATGGCTCAGTTAGCCCTCGCTGGGGCTGGGGCACTGGTCGGAAGTGCCTTTGGTGCGCCGTACCTGGGCTTTGCGCTGGGTTCTCTGCTGGGTGGTGTTCTGTTTCCGCAAGACGGCCCACCGGATCAAATCCAAGAAGGGCCGCGCCTGCATGACCTGAAAGTGCAATCCTCCGCCCACGGCACGATGCTGCCGCTGGTGTACGGCACGGTGCGGATTGCCGGCAACGTCATCTGGGCGGCAGACCTCGAAGAACAGGTGGTCACGGAAACCAACTCCGGCAACGGCGGTAAAGGCGGCGGCGGATCGGTGACCAGCACCACCCGCACCTATATCTATTTCGCCAGCTTCGCCGTGGGGCTGTGCGACGGACCGATTGCCTCTGTGAATCGGGTATGGGCCAACGGCAAATTAGTGCACGATGCCAGCAGCAGTTTGCTGGATATGATGGTGTATCTCGGAAACGAAACACAATCCCCTGATGATCGCATCGAAAGTGCGCTGGGTGTTGGTTTCGTGCCTGCTTATCGGGGCATGGCTTACGCTGTCATTAACCGCCTCAACCTTACCGATTACGGCAACCAGATTCCCAATTTGCACTTCGAGGTCACGGCGTAATGGCGATGCTGGTACTCGGTGCCGCAGGCGCAGGCATGGGATCAGGCTTCGCCATGGCGGGGCTTGGTTTAGGCATTGCCGCCGCCGTGGGCGCATTCAGCGCGGCGGGGAGTTTGCCCAACGCCGATGCCTATCAGGTGGGACCGCGCCTGGAAGATTTGAAAGCTCAATCCTCAGCGCACGGGGCAATGATTCCGCTGGTGTACGGCATCACCCGCGTGGCGGGAAATGTCATTTGGTCAACCGAAATCACCGCCACATCGGAAAACGTGCTGGTGGGCACCACGGTGATTGAGGGCGGCAAGAGCGGGCGAACCCAACCTGTCTACCAAACGCGGGAATTTTATGTGGCCAGTTTCGCCGTTTCGTTCGCCAATACGCTGGCGTTAGAAGAGGAAGGCAGCGCACGGGAAAGCTTCGAGGATGAGGACGAACTGACCTTCAAACGCCGCCAAGGCATCTCGGCGATGCGGCGCATCTGGATGAACCGCAATCTGGTGTATGACTTTCGCGCCAACAATCGCGGCGTGAATGGCCGTGATTTGAATGTGGAGATTTACCTCGGCGGCGAAGAGCAAGCCCCCGATGAATTGATCGAAAGCCTTGAAGGCATAGGCTTAACGCCCGCCTACCGTGACCATGCCTATCTGCGGTTCGATACGATTGACCTTTCGCGTTATGGCAACCGTCTGCCCAACGTGGAAGCGGAAGTCATCGACACCCTGGGGCGTGTGTTTACCGAAGAAGGACCCCACGGCCTCGCCGAAGGGCTGGATGGCGATATCTATGTGGTGAACCGCCTGCAACGCACCGTCACACGGATTGACGGCACAACGTTTCAGGTCAAAGCAACGATTGGCCGCAGCAACGCGGAGTATTTGGGGTCACTGGACGCACAGCCCGTGCGGACGGCAATCAGCCCCGTGGACAGCCACCTATGGGTGACGTGCCATGCCAACAACACCGTGCAGCGCATGAATCCTGCGACAAACGCGATCATTTCCACTGTCAACACAGGGATTTACCCGTGGGGCGTCAAAGTTGCTGCCGATGGTTTTGTCTGGATCACCTGCCCGTGGGTGGATCTCGTGCAGAAAATCAATCCTGCCACGGGCAGCGTTGTTGCCAGCTATACGGTGGCCGAATGCCCCACCGAAATGGCTTTCGGTCTTGACGGCGATCTGTGGGTGACGATCAATGAGGGCGTCGTGCGCCTGAACGCAAGCACGGGGGCGGTCAAAGCCACAATTCCCCTAGGCTTCTTCCCTTGGGGCATCGCTGTTAATCCCGTTAACGGCTTTGTCTGGGTAGTGGTGAACGGCCAAGACATCCTGCAAGTCATCAACCCCGCCACCAACACCATCACCAAAACGCTGAACCATGGCACGGGCGCCATGGATGTCAGCATTCATCCGCTTGATCCTTACGGCATCGTCTGGTCAACCAGCTACGGCGGCAACAGGGTGCGTTCTTACAGCCCAAAGGAAGGCTTTGCCAAAGACGGCGGGTATCTCTCGCTCATTCAGTACGGCACGGTGGCCTTTCCGGAGCAGGTGCTGGCATTGAGAGATGGGCGGTTTGTCGTGACGCAAACGAAATACGATTTTGTGCTCATTGGTGAAGGCTACTGATGCTCAATTTCATCGAAACCAGCGGCGCATTGACAGCGAGGCAACTCACCAGCACCAATGTCGGCCTGTCGTTCCACAACGTGCAGCGCAAACGGTTGGAAAAATACGGCAAGCAGTACATCTCCACCGACCATCAGCCGGTGCAAAACCTGCTGTCCGAAGGGCAAGCCGACACCAGCAGCGGCGCGGTGAAGAAAAGCCGTCGGGGATTTCAGGATACCCGCCGTCTTCTGGTCATCAGCCAGTGGTATCGGTATTCTCTCGATACCGCCGCCCGCGACAAAATCCGCCGCGTATTGTTGGACTGGACGAGCCTCAATATCCCCGATGGCAACCCCATCAACGAGACGCATTTCGAGGGGTTTTTGAAGGCAATCCGCCTGCACCGTGATTTGTTCAATGCATCCGAAAATGCCATCCTGAATGCCTGGCTGACCAAGATCCGCAACGCTGCGGAAGGCTTCACCTTCCCCGGCCGCGCCACCCGCTACGGCAACTGGTACACACACCACCTGAAAAAACTGCTGCTGTGCTATTACGCGCAGGAAGATACCGCCGCTTTTAATGCGCTGTTGCTGACCATTGATGCCCACGCGCTGGTGAATTTTCCTTACGGCAATGCCAGCGTCATCGTTCCTGCGGTGGGTGTTCCCTTTAACCAATCTATCCACGATATTCCCCGTGGTGCTACCCATGCGGGCGAAAGCATCGACTACATCCGCCGAGATTCTCTTCATTACCACGTTTATGACGTGGAACCTTGGCTCGAAATCGCCATCCTCACGGGCAACCGGTACGAGGCGCTGATGGATAATGCTTGGGTGTTTTTGAAAAACAAGCTGTTCTCATCCACCAAGCACTACGAATTTGCCGCCTCCACCGACCCTTTCGATGCGGAGCGCTGGCTCGCCAGCCGCCCCGAATACCTCGCGCCAAACGCGATGTTCATTCCCGGCCATGCCTCGCGGGTGGCTCTTGCCTACAGCCATTTCAAGCGGCTTTTGAATTCAAGTTATCAGCCTGAAAGCCGTATGATCACGATTGCCAGCCGTTCCGAACGCCTCACCACTGACTGGTATTACTGGTTTCGTTTGTTTTTGGGATACGCTTAGATCATGGCCTTGCTACAGGAAGTGTTGGCGAACCTCTGCCAAAAGGCGGGGCTTGCCCTCTCACAAGTGGATTTATCGCTGGTGACGGGCACCATCGAGGGGTTTGTGGTGAGCAACCGCGCCAGCGTGCGTTCCAGTCTCGAACACCTGCAGCGGGCGTTTTTCCTCGATATTGTTGAGAGCAGCGGCAAGATTCGCTTTGTGCCGCGTGGGCAGGCGGTGGCCGCAAGTATCCCGATTGCTGACCTGATCCCCCAAGGGGACGGTAACAGCCGTGAACTCCTCACCATCACCCGTCGGCAGGAAAGCGAATTGTCGCAGACGCTGAATGTGAATTATCTCAGCAAAGGTTCCGATTACCAGCAGGGCACGCAATTGGCGCAGCGGCAGGTGAACGAGGCCGAGAATGCCAGTAACGTCACCGTGCCCATCGTCATGACCGCTGATTATGCGCGGAAAGTGGCGGATGTGCTGCTGTACACCGAGTGGACGGAGCGCACCTCGTACCGTTTCGCCCTGCCGGTGAAATATGCCTGCCTTGAGCCAGGCGATGTGATTGATATTGTGGCAACCGGTGCCACCCACCGCATTCGCCTGCAGAAAACGGCGCTGTCTGGCCAGCAGTTGCGCTGTGAGGGTTTTGCCGAGGATGGCAGCGTTTATAACCAGTCTAATCCCGGCGGCGGCGATACCATCCCCGTGCAGGTGGTACCAAACGTGGGCGATACGGTTTTATTCCTGCTCGACATTCCGATATTGCAGGATGCCGACGACAACGCCGGCTTTTATCTCGCGGTGGACAGGCAGGAAAACAGCAGTTGGCGCGGCGCCACCGTATATCGCGCAAGCAACACCACGGATTATGGTTTTCTGGCCAGCAGCCCTGTGGCGGCCACCACCGGTAAAGCCACAACCCTATTGGCTTCTGGCCGCACCACGCTGTGGGATTATCAGAACACCGTAACGGTGGAATTAAGCCGCACAGGCACGCTGCTCTCATCGCCTCCACTCGATGTGCTGAATGGTTCCAACGCGGCGCTACTCGGCAATGAGATTATCCAGTGGCAAGCGGCGGAACTCATCGCCCCCAAAACCTACCGTTTGTCAAAATTATTACGCGGACGGCGCGGCACGGAAGCCGCCGTTGGCACCCATGCCCTCAATGAACGCTTTGTGGTGCTTTCCAGCGGCACGGTGCAGCGCATTCCCGATGGGCTGGATCTGATTGGCGCGATGCGTTCCTACAAAGCCATCTCAGCCGGACGGGATATCACCTCCGCCACGGCAGCCAGCTTCAGCAACACCGCCAAGGGCTTGAAACCATTCTCACCAGTACACCTGAAGGGCAGTCGCAACGGCGCGGGTGATCTTACCCTCACCTGGAAACGCCGCACCCGTATCGGCGGTGGCTGGCGCGACAATGCCGAGGTGCCGCTTGGCGAAACCAACGAAGCCTACGAGGTTGAGATTTTAAACGGCACAGCGGTGGTACGCACGGTTGCCGCCGCCAGTCCCTCCATGACCTACACCGCCGTCCAACAAACGGCTGATTTTGGTAGCGTACAGGCGGCAATTGCTGTGCGTGTTTATCAACTGTCCGCCACTGTTGGGCGCGGAACATCTTTGGAGAAAACGATATGAGCACCCCACGTTTTGCCTTGCCCTACATTCAGGCCAGCCAGGCGCAAAAAGAAGTTACCCACAACGAAGCCCTGTTGATGGTGGATGCCTTGGTGAGCCTCAGCCTTGAAGACCGGCATTTGAGCGCACCGCCCATCAGCCCGCAAAATGGGCAGGTGTGGTTCATTAACGGGGCTGGATCAGGGTCTTGGAGCGGGCAATCCAACAAACTCGCCCATTACGACAGCGGCCAGTGGTATTTTTATGTCGTGCCCGATGGTCTGCGGGCGTGGATTAAAGATGAGGCGGGGTATTTTGTTTACAGCGGCGGTTCGTGGTCCGCGTTCGTGGGTAGCGGGCAGTTTATCACGGTGGCCAGCGTTTCCGCCAATTATGCGGTGCAAGCCAGTGACCGTGGCAAGCTGATCGCAGTTAACGCTAATACCGCCGCTGTTGAGGTGCGCCTGCCGAGCGCCGCAACCATCGGCAACGGCTTTCCTGTCACCGTCAAGAAAACCGACAGCAGCGCGAATGCCGTGACCCTGCGGGCGGCGCAGAACCTACTCACCCAAAGCCAGCAGCTCGACAACGTCGCCTGGACAAAAACCCGCGTTACCGTCACCGCCAATTATGCTGCCGCGCCCGATGGCACCACCACCGCCGACCGTGTGTTGGAAACGGTGGACAATGGCGTGCACGAAATCAAACAGGCGTATAGCAAATCTGCGGGTGTTACGATTCTCACCGCCGCCGTGCGCCTCAAGGCCGATGGACGGAGTGAAGCCTACCTGATGCTGGATGACGGCACAGCGACCAATCGGGCACAAATCCGGGCGAACCTTTCCACTGGCGCGGTGCCCTTCACCGACAATACCGGCACTTACACGTTGTTATCGAATAGCGTCACCAGCCTTGGCAGCGGTTGGTATCTGCTGCGCATCACCGTCAGCGTGCCCACGGGGGCGGGCAGCGTCACGCAAACCGTGCGCCTTTATAATGCAGGCACATCCTACGTTGGCGATACTGCCCTTGGTGTGCAGGCGTGGGGGATGCAACTGCAGGAAGGCAGTTTGCTGGGCGAGTACATGGAAACCACCACCGCTGCGCTCACACAAACCATTGATGGTGCCAACGCCCAGAGCCTCACCACCCAGCACCAAGCCGTGCAGGTCGTCTCGGACGGCGCAAACTGGCTGATTGCCGCCAAAGCCTAACACAACAAACCCTCGGAGAAACCATGAACGCCGACATTTCCAACGAATCCGAACACCTACCCATTCACGTCGCCAAGTGCGAGGAACGCTACAAGATGCTGGAAATGCGGCTCTCTCGCCTTGAACGCGCGCTCTATTGGATTGCCGCTGTGCTGATGACGGGCATGGCGACCATCATTTTTAAACTGTTTTTATTGGTACAGGAGATTGGCTGAAACGGTGCTGGGTGCGTTTCGCAACCCCCACAAGCCAAAGCATGACTGGCACTTCTACCAGCACCCCCACCACCGTTGCTAATGCCGCGCCAGAGTTAAGCCCAAACAGGCTGATGGCAACGGCCACCGCCAGCTCAAAGAAATTTGAACTGCTGATCAGCGCAGCGGGGGCGGCAATGCTGTGCGGGATGTGCGCTTTACACATCCAGACATAAGCAAGCGTAAACATCAGCACACTTTGCAGCAGAATGGGCACAGCAATCATGCCAATCACCAGCGGCTTTTGTAGCAGAGTTTCGGCCTGAAAGCCAAACAGTAGAACCACGGTGGCCAGTAAGCCCAGCACGGAATATGGTTTGAGATGGTGCAAAAAAGAAGACAGCCGCTGCTCACTATGCGCCAGCAGTTTCTTGCGCGTTAAGTATCCCGCGATAATCGGCGTTACTACGTATAACGCCATTGAAAGCACCAGTGTTTCCCACGGCACTGCAATATCTGCAACCCCTAGCAGCAGCGAGGCAATCGGTGCATAGGCAAAAATCATGATGATATTGTTGAGTGCCACCTGCACCAATGTATAGGCCGCATTGCCGCCCACTAAACGGCTCCACACAAACACCATCGCCGTGCACGGCGCGGTGCCCAGCAAAATTAAGCCCGCCACATACTGCTTAGCATCTTCGGGGGTAATACTTGAGGCAAAAATATGCTGAAGAAACACAACACCGAGTGCCGCCATGGAAAACGGCATCACCAGCCATGTCACCACAAAACTGATGGCGAAGGCTTTTGGTTTCTTAAGAGCATCGCCAATCCTTGAAAAATCAACATTCACCATCATCGGGAAAATCATCACCCACACCAGCACCGCTACAACCAGATTCACGCTGGCGTATTCCAAATGGGCAATGGCTTGGAAAACACCCGGAATCAGATGACCCAGCCCCACACCTGCGGCAATGGCGATGGCAATCCACACCGAAAGATAGCGTTCAAAATAACCAA